CCTCGAACGGTATCTTTACCGAGTGGCAAGTTCAGGAACTGGCATCCGCCGCTACTGACAACTATCACAATGAAGGCGCAGACACGGCGACAGCGGCGGCCACGCCGACCAGCCGTATCGGCAACTACCATCAGATAAGCAAAAAGGTTACTTTGCAATAGCCTCACTGGTCCGTAAGGATCAGCAGCAAACCGGGTTAATTGCTGGGAAGCCCTAACGTAAAGCCGAGGGTAATCAGCAGCCAAGCCCCCTAAATCGGGGGAAGGTTCAACGACTAGGCGCAAGCCGTACCGATCAAGCGATTGGGAAATGCCCGGCCCCTCACCAGAGGGTGAAGATATAGTCTCATCTGCGTCGAAAGGCGTAGCAGCCGAAAGGCGGTTTGGGGTTAGCGCCCCCAAGCGAAGGTAAATGATTTGCTACTAGTGGTACACTCGACGCCGTAGATACTGCCGGACGAGAACGTGAACACAATTATCAAAAGGTTCTCAAGGCGTTAGAGCTTCGTCGCGATCTAGAAAAAATGATCGGTGACACTGATGTTGCTCGTTCCGCTTCTGAGCCCCGCAAGTCGGCTTCGCTGTCTTGCTGGATCACCAACGGTTCTGTCGGTGCAGGCTCCGGCGCTTTCGCTACTGGCGACGGCTCCGACGCAATCACCAACGGTGACGACCGCGCACTGACGCTCGCCCTCATTGAGGACGCGCAGCAGGACGCATGGACCGACGGCGGCAACCCTCGGATGATGGTCATGTCGGCTGGAAATAAAGCCAATTTCTCCGATTTGGCAGCCTCCGGCAACCTCGTCAGCAATGACGTGAACATGACCGCTGCCAAGGAAGTGACCTATGTGGGGTCCACTAGCGTATTTCTTGGCGACTTCGGTACTGTTGAGGCTACGCCCTCTCGCCAGCTTGGTAACGACCGCATCTTCCTGATCGACCCGGACTTCGTGTCGCTCTGCACGCTGAACGGTCGTAACTTCCTTGAGGAAGACCTCGCCAAGGTCGGCGACGCGACTGAGAGCCACATTCTGATTGAATGGGCGCTCAAGCCGACGGCTCCGAAAGCACACGCGATGATCCTCGATCTGAGCGGTTCCTAATCTAACGAGAGGGCGGCTTCGGTCGCCCTCTCCTCTATGAGGGGAAAATGAAGCGATATCTCTACACCAGTCCCAGAGACCGCAAGGAAGTGTCCCTGCACCAGCACAGCGACGGGACGATGCACATTGAACAGCGGCAGGAGTTTGGCGACCTGCTGAAGCTAAACAAGCAGATGGCGAACGACTATCGATCCGGCTCACTGATCGGTAATACGCAGCGCCACGCACAGCATGTGGCCGAAATCCCGAACGTGGTATATAATCACCTTCTGGAGAAGTTCGGCCCGATGCGCGAAAACCAGAAGGCGTGGAAGGCGTGGTTGAACGATCACCAGAACCGGGCATTCAGGACAGGCGGCGGTAACCTCTGATGGCGATTACGAACTATACAGAACTGAAGGCCGCAATCGCGAACTTCTTGGCAAGGGATGACCTCACCAGCGTCATCCCCGATTTCATTTCTTTGGCTGAGGGGCGTTTGAGCCGCGAGCTAGAGACGCGCAGCCAAGAGAAGCGAGCGACCGCCACGTTGACTGTTGGCGACGAGTACACTGCGCTGCCGACCGATCTGCGTGAATTGCGGATGGTGAAGCTGAACGGCGACCCTGAGACTGTTCTGGAGTATATGTCGCCCACCGCTTTGCATAGCTCTTACTCGTCCGGCGGAAACAGCAAGCCGCGCGCTTACTCGCTTGTCGGGCAGGAGCTAAAGCTGCGGCCCAAGCCTGACAGTACCTACACGGTCGAGATCATCTACATCGGCTCGCTGTCCGCACTGTCTGACAGCAACCTCGTCAATGAGGTGCTGACGCGCCATCCCGACGCCTACTTGTATGGCAGCCTTGCTGAGGCGTATGCTTACTTGCTCGATGAGCAGCGCGCCAACGCTTACATGCAGCGCTTTACGATGGCGATTAACGAGATCAAGATTGACGAAGAGCGCGCGAACTACGGCACGTCGTCGCTTCAGATCAGCAGCATTTACCAGCGCCAAAACACAGCAGGAGAAGCATAATGAGCGCCCTATCTAACTACGCCGAGAACAAGGTTCTCGATCACATACTTGGGACTACAGCCTTCACGGCACCGTCAGCCGTGTATTTAGGGTTGGCGACCCAATCCTTTACGGACGCGAACAGCAGCGTCGAGCTTACCGGCAACAACTACAGCCGCGTGGCTGTAACCTTTGACAGCGCCGCCTCTGGCACTGCCGACAATACCAGCGCCATTGAGTTTGCGGCTGCTACTGGAAGCTGGGGAACCGTGTCCCATTTTGGTCTATTCGACTCAAGCAGTGGCGGCCAACTACTTATACATGGTGCGTTTTCCGGCGGTGGCAAGACGATTGCTTCGGGCGACGTGCTGAAGATCGACGCTGGCGACCTAGACATTTCTGCTGACTAAAATTTGAGGCAAAGGCGATGGCAATAACAACTGCGTTGTGCAACAGCTTCAAGGGTGAACTTCTACAAGAGGGGCACAACCTTGCCAGTGACTCGATAAAGGTTGCGCTGATTAAAACCAGCGAGTCGGGCACCTACAACGCGACCACAACGAACTACTCTGACGTTACCGGCAACAGCGACGAGGCGTCTGGCACAAACTATACGGCAGGTGGGCAGGTGCTAGACAGTGTGACGGTTACGACCGACCAAACGGGTAACCGTGCATATGTAGACATCGCAGATGAAACTTTTTCAAATGTGACTGTGTCTGCACAGGGCTGTCTTATTTACAATGCAACAAACGGTAATAAAGCTATAGCTGTCATAGCCTTTGGCGGCTCTGGCGTTTCAGCATCTTCTGGTGATCTTGTAATTCAATTCCCACCAGTAGGGACAAATGGTGCCAGCGCGATAATCCGTATTGAATAACCGGAGATTTTCATGGCTCTTGTTTTGAAAGATCGCGTGAAAGAGACGACGACGACCACAGGTACTGGCACCTATACACTTGCGGGTGCCGTAACCGGGTTTGAGGCGTTTTCTGAGATCGGCGACGGTAACACCACTTACTATGCCTGTACTGACGGCACTGACTTCGAGGTTGGCGTCGGCACATACACGGCCAGTGGCACGACGCTTGCGCGCACAACCATCTTGCAGTCCAGCAATGGCGATGCGGCGGTCAACTGGACATCAGGCACTCGTGACATATTCTGCACGCAGCCTGCCGAAAAAGCTGTGTTTCTGAATGCTAGTGATCACCTAGAAACTGAAGGCGGTGTGATCGCCCTGAAAAACGGCGGCACTCAATCCGAAGTGCGGCTTTACTGCGAAAGCTCAAATGCCCACTACGCAGCGTTGAAAGCTCCCGCACACTCAGACTTTGCAGGCGACGTAACCTCTACACTGCCATCTGTTACCGGCACGTTGATAGGTACAGCTAATGCAGATGCCCCGGCTACCACGACAAGCTCGTCGGATGCAGACCACGTCCTAGTGAATGACGGTGGCGTGCTAAAGAAAATTACCCCTGCCAACTTGGGCATTGGCGGCGGTGGCGGTGGGAGCAGCAACGCAGACACGGTAGACAACTACCACGTTTCTGTCGTGACTTCCCTGCCCGGAAGCCCTGATGCTAACACTATTTACTTTGTGACGGGGTAATCATTAATGGTTGATAAATCCGAGGGCTATGAATACATGGCCGGTCCCTTGCCTAAAGTGAAGATACTTTGCCGCGATGAACGTGGTGAGGAAGAGATTATGGTTATAGAGGATTGCCTCGATCCTAACGGACCTTCTTGGGATATACGCGCGGTTTTTGAGGCGTGCGAAGATGCATATAAGGAATGGGCGGCTAGAAGATAATGGCAACTTATTGGTTAGACCCATTTCTTGAAGCGACCACGCAGGGCAATGGTACTACAGATACCAGCACGCAAGATGGTTCATATGCTGCCCCTTTTTCACTTTTAAGTTTTAGGGACACTGTTAGCTATAACGAGATATCAGCAATCAACGGCACCACGCTTGCTGACGGCGATGAGGTTAGACTTAAAGGGCTTCCATTTTCTACTTTGTTTGAAAGCAAGGGGAATGTTTATCATTCTGGCGGCGCGTATAACGACACCGACGGGCATCTACAGCCCGTCACTGGCAACAGCAGCTTTGACGCCACAATATCTACCACTACGTCTAGTCTTTTCGCTTTTCAGAATAGCGATATATCCAGTTACCTACCCGGCTGGTCACACCCCTTGTGGTTTGTCGGCAGGTACAGCAGCGACAGCACAAACTTGTACACAGCTATATCGCCCTTTTTATGGGCCGTTCTAGATGAACAATTAGGTTACAATTCCGCAAGTAGCACAGGCATAGAGCTATTCAGGTTAAAAGACACTTACGCCAATCCTATTGATATGGGGAGCACCCAGTATTTCTGGTGGCAAATGGCTAATAAAGTAAAGTTAACCTCGGGTTGGACAAGCACAACTGCCCAAGATGGCTACAGTATATGGGAGCCTTTTAACTCTGCGAACTATAAATATTTATACATAACTAATTCTAGTCAATGTAAAACTCAATTCGATTTAGAGCGGTGTGTTTGCGCCTACGCACCAAGAGCCAGCACAGCCCGTTATAATGATATAAAATCTCAAGTTTTTAACTGTGGCCGGTCTACTGGCAGAAATGAAGCGACAGATCATGTAATGTTTTCTTTTTGCAACGCTCACGACAGAGGGAGCTACTATTATGCTGATATGCACAACGGTAGTACAACCACCTATCCATTCGTAAGCGGTGATTATGCAACTTACAGAACTCAATATTTCAACATCTATGCTGTCAATACAGAAAACGTCGCAAGTGACAGCCATACATTTACTTTTAAAAATATACTCATGCACAACATGCTGCTGTATAGACCTTATACACAATGTACTCTTGAGCTTGGGAATACATACTGCACCTCTGTTGACAACAACGAGACGGGCAAAAACAGAGCCCTTTATCTTCAAATAAGCAGCACGAACGCGGGTAGCAAATCGCCTATAAATTACCTGCAAAATAGCGTTTACTTTATGACTAGAGAGGGTTCTCAATCTAGCCCAATATTATTAGCGGCCAAGCCTGATCTGGCGGGCAAACAAACATATGGATCAGGTTTAAAGAAGCCCGGCATAGCTCCTTTAGACAATCTTACCGCAGACACAAGTACCACTGGTGCCGCCTATGGGCCTCATTCTGCTGGTGCCGTAACTGATTTTACATATCTTGCCGACACAAGAGAAATAAGCACCAATAACAACTGGTTCACTCCTCATCTCAGCAGAGAGGGGGTTGTCCCTATTGTGTACTCATCGTTAGAAAAATTAATTTGTAATTCAAGTAACTACAGGACGACTGCTCATAATATCACGGTAGAAAGGGCATCGCCTGCGACAGATTCTTCTGGCGCTCCAGAGTATGCAATATGGAGCGCAGAGCACAACGATTTTGATGGGAAGCCTATATCGATTATAGGCGATCCATATACAGTAGGGACTAGCTACGGAGTTCTCGTGTATAACGACACCGTGAGCAGTCAAAGTGTTTTGGTGGCGCAGTGGTCAGGAACTACGGGCGGTTCATCTAGCCAAGCGTGGTTACCGCTAGAACTTCCCGTTCCTAGCTATAATGCTGGGAGTGATAATTTAAGAGTTACGGTGTCTGCTGCTTATGACAATGGTGGCAGTGGCAGTGCCGAAAAAATTAAAATTAAAGCGCATCATAGAGACGCCACTCAGACTAATAAGTTTCGTGTCTACACTTCGGGCGATACTACTATATCCTCAAGTAATGCGGCGTCTCCCACTACGGCCACACTTAACTTGACCAACGTGCCAACAAGCGGACAGGAAGACATAACGAGTGTTATAGTTGGCATTAGGTTACAATTTGCATCTAACACTAACATTCAAAAATTTTACATAACGAATGCTGCCATAGAGACGTATTAAAATGCCAGTTTCACGGGTAAGCGGTTTAGGTTTTTATGACACCCGTACAGTCACCGCGTTCGGCTTTGTCGATCAAGCCTTTACGGATACTACAACGTATGTCCAACCCTCTGGGCTTTCTGCCGCTACTAACATAGGGACAGTAACGGCCACTACGAATTCACCTTCGCTTCCCTCGCTTTCAGCTACGATTAATTTAGGCACCGTCACCCCAGTCGGCGGCGCAACTGAACTTCCGCTGACAGGTGTAAGTGCCGCCACAGCCATAGGCGTTGCAGAACTAGTGACGCCTATGACAAACATTAGGATAGGCTCCACGACACCGACAGAAATTCACGTCGGCGGAACAAGAATTTATAAAGCGTATGCGGGGCCTAACTTGGTGTGGTACCAATCGTCACGTCTTACGCAATATCGTGGCAGCACATCTACGCAAGTGGGCGGAACTCGTAGGCCCGGACCACTTAACATCTATTATCGCAGGATGGTATTTGGATTTACTTATACGGCGTCAGAGCTTGCTTCTTTTGACATACTTAGTGGGTCCGTAATAAGTAAGCTGCGATGGTATGCTGAAAATCCTGTTGGATCATCTTATTCTCCGCTACCCAATTACGCCATCCGCATGATGCACATTTCAAACGGCACGATAAACACTAACCCTACTAATCTTACCTCAGCATATCCAAGTAGCAATGTTACAGATGTGAAGGCGCAGCACAACTATGATGCTACACCCTCTGGATATCATGAAATGACGCTGGATAATAATTTTACATACAACGGCTCTGATGCCATCGGCTTTATATTTGCGTGGGGGCAAAACCCAACCAATTATCAAAGTGATGGCGTTTCTCGTTTAATAGGTAGCGGGATTTTATGGGCCACTCAAACAGATACTGCGGGAACATACACAGTGACTGATCTTGCTTCTTCAGGCTATACGACCGCCAATCTTACTAGCTCAACAAACGCTCAGGGCAGACCCGTAATAGAAATGTATACCACGTAGGATAGAGCCTTGTTTTCAAACCTCGCATTTTCGGAAGCACCATTTTCCGTCGGCTCTGTCGGCGAGACAAAAACCACCTCTGCGGCGGTTGATGTACAGGTAACGGCATCTGGTCAGGCGGCGCGCATTCAGTTTGTGGATGCAAGCGTTACTGGCGCAGCTTCCGTTTCTGCGACGGCAGCGTTCGTTGCGCGTGTGTCCGCAACGGCCTCGCTATCGTTTTCTGCGG